TTGCTGCGATAGAACAATTGTGCTCTGTCTAAAAATTTCACAGTGGGTTTGAATTCAGCTGTGTGTGCCACACACATGGCCTGCATGATGGTTGCACCTGCTGCATAAAATTCTTCTTCGCAAGTCTGCCACAACTGATCTGACAGTGTCTTGCTTCTCACATCTGGTCGCACAAAAAACATCACCACGTTGCCCACCACAGTCTTGTTGTAGATTTTTCTGCTGAGTTGAGTGGCAGCATAGGCCACTATTTCACCATTCTGTTCACACACAAAGATTTCAAAGTTGGGATCTATCAAACCCATCCTTAAATTTTCAAAACACACAGATTCATCCAAAGGATCGTGTGCTCCTAATTCTGCACTGGCAGCATGATGATGTATGATGTCTTGCATGCGATACATTTCTTTTGCTGTGAGTTTGCGTATGTCGTGCATTATGCTTTGCCCCATTTGATATCTTTCAGCGTGGTAGCACTGAACTCCATGCTGAAATCATCTGCATGCTCAATCTGCATGCTGCCTATGTTGGTTTTTCTGCCAGCTTTTTTGTCAAAATTAATAAATTGACTGCTGATTTCTAATGAAATGTTAGCTGTGTCTCTAGCGTTGGTAACCTGGTAAGCGCTGATCCTGCCTTTGAATATGATCACAGCATTGTCACCCGCAGAGTCGCCTATCAATTGATTGTTGCTGATGTTTAAGAATGCTCTTCTCACAGTGACAGGTTGATTTATAATATCGCTCACAGCAAAAGCAGTCACATTGGCCAAAGTCAATGCACTGATCTGCAGGGTCACACTGACAATTTGCAAGTCAGCATTCTCTTCTGTTTCACTGATGCTTAAGAACTCGCCCTGTGCTGTGTAGGTGTTTGAATTAAAAGACACGTTGAAAGGAGCATCTGTGTATCTGGTAGTGGTGTTGTCTGGCATTGAAATGTCCAGCAACACCACACTGATCAAAGTGTTGCCTGCGAGATATGTGTTCTGCTTGACGGATAAACTGCGCGTCATTATAGCACCTCTTGTATGTCTAATCTATGTGACACCAATCCATCATTGGTGTAGGCATATTCTTGCAAATCATTAATGGCAATCACAGTGAAAGGCACAGCGTCATATGTGATCACGCTGCTGTTGGTGATGGCACTCACTAATGGTGGTTCTATGGTAACATTTTGATTGCCGTTGCTGGTCCAAAGCACACCTGCAGCATTGGTCACCATGTACACTTTGGTGTGACTGGCAAATCTAATCACCATGCCAGGTTCCCATTTGGTGCCGTTGATCACTCCCACTGTGGTGGCGTTCACTGACACTGTGGTAGCGCCAGCAGCAGTGGCACCGTTCACTGTGAAAGTGGGTGTGGGTGATCCATTCACCACACCGTTGAATTGACTCACTCCAGGTATCACCACATTGAATTCGTTAAGAGGTCCTCTGGTGGTGGACAGGAATGCTTTAAGTTTTTTGTATTGATCTTGTGTGTCTGGAGAAAACTGCAGTGTGCCACCCCACAGTGTGGTAGCATTGCTGGCACGAATTGTTCTACCACTGGCAGTTTGTGTGATCTTGGTTTGTGTTTGTTGTGCAAAGTTCACAGCAGTGATGCCCAACGTGGGTGAATTGGTCACAGTGATTTGTGGTGTTTGATTCACGTAGTATGTGGTTAAATCGCCTATGTTGGCCATTATTGTGTAGCTCCTACTCTGCCGCGTTTGTTGGTTGCTTCATTAATTATGCCCACTATGGTGCTTCTGCGATTGATTAGAATTTGATCAAATCCATCTGCATCCACTGTGGAGATGTTGAAATTCACAGTGACACCTTGACCCATTTGATCATTGGGAGTGATTCTGCCTGATGAATTAGGAGTGAACATTTCTGGACCAGATTCTCCCACCAGGTATGATTGATTCTCTCCCACCAATCCACCCTGACGTCTAGCACCTGTGTATTGTGTGTTGCGAATGGCATTAATTTGTCCCTTCACTGCTATTGCGGTCAATGCTGCAAAAATTGCTCCTAATACGGGACCACCTATGATAGCACCCTGTGCATAAGCAGAGGTTATTGCTTCGTAACCTTTTACGACGGCATTGGCCAATGCCAGTGCTTTGTTAGCTTTGAATGCTTTTTCACTGTATTTGCTTGCTTCACCTAACAATTCACCAAACATAGCTTTGCCCACTGCAATCTGCGTTTTACTGTCCAAATTGGCCAATTTTTCTCTACTCATATTGCCTGCCAAAGCATCCTTGGCCATGTCTGCTATACTTTTTTGTTGACTTAATCTTTTTTTAATGTTATATTCTTCTGTGAGTATAAGAATTCTTTGATAATGAGCTGCTTCATTATCAGCGTCAAGCTTTCTTAAAATTTCTAAATTTGCTATTTTTTCTTGAAATGCTTTTTCTTCTGCACTGCCTTGATTAAATGCTCCGCCTGTTTCAGAAATAATGCCCGGCAATGCCCCTTGTGCTTTTTTTAGATCTGCTATATTTTGCAGTTCCTTAATTCTTAACAGCTCCTGCGCATTTAAAACTTCATTTTTGCCTATGGCCAATCTTGCTTCTGCAAATAATTTTCCTTGTTCATCCAACACCAAGCTCTGTACTTGCTTGTCGTAAAATTCTTCAAATTTTTTATATCTTTCTATTTCTAACGCTGCTTTGGCCTCAGCTGCCAACTTTGTATTGGTAACTAAATTTAATTTTTCTTGTTTTTCTTTAATTAAATCAATAGTATTACCATACTGATTCATGCTGTCATCAGCACTCATGAATCCATCTGCTGCATCCACTGCACTTTCAGCAGAACCTTTTAATTTTGGCAAAAGAAACGCAAGACCAGAGGCCAATGCTGTAACTCCTAAAATTACACCTCTTATAACTGCACCACCAGGTATCAGTGATGCCATGAACAAATTCATTGCCCTGGTTATTGCTGTCAATCTTACCACAGTGACCAGCGCAAAGAAAGTGCCAAATCCAGTTATTAACACACCTAAATTGTCGCTGACTAAAATAATGGCCTTGCCCAATAGTGTGGTCACGCCAGTGGCCTTGTCTAATTCTCCAAAAAATTTAGTAGCGTTGTTGCCTGCAATGGTTAGAGCACTGCTTAATTTAAGATCAGTGGTCTGTGCTAATTTTTCAGCACTTTCTTCTGTGGCCTGCAATGCCAGTGTAAGTGCTTGCACAGGAATGCCAGTGTCTCTGGCAATTTTTGCTAATTCAGGAATGCTTTTGCCTGTGGCCGCAGCAAGTCTTTCTACCACATTTCTGTTGGCGTTTAATAATTGTGTGAAATCTCTGCCATCAATAGTGCCTTTCACAAATGCTTTGCTTAAATTATCTGTGAGTGCAGCAGCGTCTTGTGTGGAGGTGTTGTTGATTTTTAAACTGTTATTAATAGTTTTAATAAAATTATTAAATTCATTGCCAGCAAAACCCGCGTCTTGTGTGACCAATTGTAAAGCACTGTATAAGTTGGCAGTTTCTGCCAATGATCTGCCATTCTGTGTGGCAATTTGAAACACTTGATTTTGTGTTCTTGCAAAATCTTGAGATGCATTGGTAGCATTTTTAATTTTATTGCTAAAATCCTGATAGGCACCTACGGCCTGAAATATTTCTCTGGTTCCAAATGCTACTCCTGCAAATTTAGCTAGAGTGCCTAAACTTCTGCCAATTTTATCTATAACAGGTGTTGCTTTATCTCTACCTATAATATCAAGATATTCTTGTGCCATTTATCTTCTTCTCTTTGTGCCCATAGAGTTTGATCTTTTTTTCTCCAGATCATACTCCCATTGATAATAGGCGCTCCACGTGCTCAATTCTAGGACACTGAAGTTCATAACTTCTTCAATGCTTTTGCCCAATCTGTCCGCAATCCGACAGATCAAGAGCAGTTCAGTGTCCTCTAGGAGTTTTTTGAGATTGCCTCAACCGACTCCGGAGCAGCGTTAAGTGCGCCACACACTCTTACAATCACATTAGGATCAACCTCATTCATAAATGTGAACTTGTCAAATTTATTGAACATGGGTTTGCCTTCTGGATCCAATGCTTTGGCAATGATGGTTTCCACCAATGCTTCCACAGTTTTACCTTCCTGTTGCAATTGAATGATTCTGCTTTCTATTGCAAAAGAATAAGCATTCTTAAAATAGATATCTGTCTTCCATTCATCCACAGTGATCTTTTTTAATCCGCCTGCTAATCTTTCTTTAAAATGCCCTTTGGCATTGTCTAATATACTCATTTGATTCTCCTCATAGTTTGTCTAATGGCAGGTTTGATCATACCATTAGGTGCTTGTTTACTGTGTCCTTCTTCAAGAACATTAATATATGGCACGCGGTTATTCACTTGCCATACTCGGTCTTTGCGGTATAAGTTCCAACCGCGTCTTGCTCTGCCTTTGTCTATGGGTGTGGCCCGTTTGACCTCTTCATAGAAAGTTTGAGCAAACAGATCCATTCGTTTGATTTGATTTTTTTTCAAATTACGAATACTGTCTTTTGATGCAAATTTTACATTCAACATAATCTGTTTGCTCTGATGCCTTATTATACTGTGCCTAGTGTGATGCCGCCTGTGCCTTGAAAGTTCACTGTGGCAGTGATCAGATCATCATAACTTGCTGTTCTTGATACTGATGTCACAATCACTTGTCCTGAAAACTTTTGACTGCCTGCTGCTGTGCTGGTGATAAAGTCCACAAACAAGTCGTCATTGCTTTCTGGTGAAAACGCTTTGGTTGCTGTGGTGTGACCTGTGTCATAGATCACTTCCATACTGCCTGAAAAATCTATCAGTCCGTTAAGATATGTTCTACTTGCATCACCCATAGACGTGTTTTCAATCACTTCTTTGGTGTGTTCCACGGTCCATGATCTGATTTCTGCTATGGCCGTTTCTGCGCCTGCTGAATCGTTTCCGATTTTCACTTGGCCTAATTGTCCTGTTAATGTTGCCATTTGGTTACTCCTTGGGTTTAATGTTGTTGTTTACTTGGCGCTCCTTTATGTTGCGCCAATCCTTAATCAGTATGCCTGTGGCCTGCACTCGTAATCGCTTGCTCTGAGGCACTGAATTTTTTTCTTTGTTATTGGAAAAAAATATCTTCATGGTTTAAACTGCGCTGATGGTGAATGAGTATTGCACTTCAGCAATAATCAAAAACTCACCCAATGGCGGAGTCCTTTCTATAATTTCTACTGAACGCACCAGTGTGGTTGCTGCTCTAGTGGATGTTAATTCTCTGTTTCTTTGAGTGTTGAGAGTTTCTTCTATGCGTTCAATCATTTCGTTGCGTTTTTGATCCACAGTCTGTATCTGTCCCACTCTGCCGTCTGATCTCACAAAACCTCTGATGTTCACTTCGATCACACCACGTCTTGCTCCACCCATGCTGATGTCCACACGTGTTTCATTGCCAGTGGTGATCAGCACAGCTGGAAACTGTGTGATGGCCAATTTGTTCACATCAAATGGTTCGCGTGTGATGAATGCGGGTCTGGGCGGTGTCATGTCTGACAGCACCTGTGTGATATTCACTGTGATATCTTCTCTGTTGCTCATGCTTTACCTTTTGAGGCGTAGAAATGATTCAGTCTGTTTTTCGGAATCTGTGAAGGTGCCCGAACTGTCCAAATCATACTCCACTCCGTCTCTCAACACCAAATCAAATTCTCTCTCGTACTCTTTGCGATAGAATTCCATTTTGCGTTCAAACAAATCCAGGTCTGGTTCAAACTTGGCCAGTTTGGGATAGATGTGAAAACCCAAGGCCTGATAGGCAGTTGCTCTTCTGAATTGAGTGGTGTTGTATAGGTCTTCGTCAGGTTCTTGCTGTCCAGTGCCCAAAACTTTGATATCAAACAATCCTATTTGTTGTGTGGGCCACCATCTGATGCGTAAAT